CCCTGTGGAATCCATCAATAATGACTCCTGCCATATCAATAATTACTGGCTGCACCCATCCTATCTCTATGATGTTTTTCTCAAGTGCTTTTAATTCTGGGGTGTAGACAATATTGGGGTTATAGTCATTGGCTTCTAACTCATGTGCATCAATCCACTCTATATTGTTTATTGGGTCATTCATTATCTGACCTTCCATGAAATAACGGCTGTATGTTTCGTTTATATATCCCTGTAGAAAAGTAAGTCAGTAAGTGGTGTATAGGATATGCGTTAGGGTCATTCCTATGTGCAGCCACTACCTTTGGAAACATCTTATATGCTTCGTGTTTTTGTTTTGGGTCTGTAATAAAATCTTTAATGTATTGCAGAACGCTTTGTAAATCCTTGCTGTATTTTTTCTTGATACCCTGTTTATCAAAATCTTTGTAATAACGCTCTTGTACTATCATATCTGGAAATATGTCAATTACTTGTTCGTATAACATTGGGTCTAGTGTTTTGAGTTTGTGGAATCTTTTTGCGTTTTCTGCGTGTATTGGGGTTGCGACTCTAAGTTGTTCTTCGTTCCACATTTGCCAATCATAGATATTGCAGTATTTAATTTTGTTATCGTAGAAGTATTTAAACACGTCATTTTCCTGCCAATCAAATATAGGTTTGCATAACCTAACATTTGGAACATTGGACTTTGGTGCATTTATATAGTTCTCGTTTACTTTGGACATACACGCACCATACCTTGTTATTGACTCTGCTGCTCTGATTCCATTTATGAAAGCTATTTTGCCAGTGTAAAAAGATGCAGTGTAATCATCCATTGTGTTTTGGCTGTATATTTTGGGGTCATCATCTTTTGTTTTGATTGCGTGTTCTGGTATTGGTCTTATATGTTTTCTAGTTTTATCCCATTGGACATAGGTGTCCGTTTTTCCTAAGACATACTTTTGCGAGTATAAAGGCACTGCAAAATACTTCATATCAACCCAATCTAGTTTGCGATATTTATTTACAAACTCAATTACTACATCATTGATAAGTTCTTCATCTCTAAAAACTACGTTGATTGGGGCTGTAATCTTTCTGCTGTCAGCAACTTCTTTTACTAAGTGCAGCACTGCAAGACTATCTTTGCCACCACTAAACATTACGACAACAGTATCAAAGACATCATAGATATGATTAATTCTCTTGATTGCTTCGTCATAAACATTGGTGTCAATAAATTGACGCTCTTTCCGCCTAGTTCTTATTACAGGTTTAACCATGCAAACCCCCATTTTTAGGGGATGCTAGGGTATAGGGAGAGGTGCTTTCGTCTACTGGGGGGCTTCTGAGGGCTTCGTTTTTTTGATAAATCGCCATAATCTTAGCTTTTTAGCCATTCTGCTATATGTTGCGTGATTCTGCTTGCGTGCGTTGGATAGACTTCATCATCAGGATATCGTCCTTTTAGAGCAGCTAAAAATTGATGCCATTGTTGTTGCTGTAGTTCAGTATCAAATATCATTACATATTGGATTATAGAATTAGCAAACTTTTCGCCTTCTTCTTCTGGCACATATGTATCATCTGATAAATCAAACTCTGACAGGTCTTGTGCAAGTAAATCGTCAAACAGCTTTTGGAAATCCTCGTCCAATTTACTAGGCTCTAATTCCTCTATTAACTTTTCTACATCCCATTTAGTTAATTCATTTAGCTTGTTATCTAACAATCGTAATCTTTTAACCTGTTCATCATCTAAATTCTTAGCAATAAATACTGGCAACTGCTTTAGCCCAATTTGCTCTGCTGCAGCAAGCCTAGTGTGACCTGCAATAATTTCGTAGTTTTTGTCTACAACTATGACTGAACTAAACTGGTTCTGTTCTATAGATTTTATAACTTTGTCTATGGCAGCTTGATTGGTTTGTCTCGGATTGTTTGCATATGGCTTTAGCAGCTTTATGTCCAATACCTCAATATCATAATCTTGTTCTTGTATTTTTTGATTCATCAGATACTCCTAATCATCTGTAGTCCAATGAGGTGGTATATCATCCCATCCGCTATCTTCAACGGCTTCCTCAAAGACTCTCTTGTTAAAATTATAATTAAACTTAGCTTCGCCAATACTACCATATAGACCTTGCTCTCTAATCTTTCTCGTTATCACCTGTATAGAGTTATCGTCAAAATCTCTATGAACTGTCAATATTGCGTCACTCTGATTACTCCAATGTGATGCGCCAGAAATGTCATACGCAGTTGGTGGCATATATGAGCCGTCATTGTTCTTTGGTAGCTTAGTAGGGTGAGCAACTATAAATATTGTTACGTCATGTACGCGTGCAAATCTTTTACACTTACTAATGAAGTCTCTGATATGTTCATCTTCTCTAGCATTACCTTTTCGCACTGCTGAGACCTCATTGTAAGGGTCAATGACAATCGCATCACATCCGTACTTGAGTACACTTCCTTTTGCTATCGCTAGTATTTGGTCAATGTCAGGAGTAGCTTCGTTGCTTTCCATAAAGTAGAAGCGGTCATTAATCCACCTGAGACCTTCCTGCAGTTCCTCTGTGGTCATACGATTTACAAAACCTTCATCAAATGCCTTCTGCATCTTTAGCTGCACTAATCTTCTTAGGTGCATCTGCGTACTGTGTTCTGGTGAGTAGACTGCGTACCGCCAATTATGTTCCTCAGAAATCTTTATCAGCATTTGGTCAAGAAAACTGGACTTACCATGATTCGGTATTCCTGTAATTACATGAAACGTGCCACGCATAACTTTATATATTTTATCTAGGTTTTTATAACCTACCTCAATAGGTTTAATATAATTGCCATTATATAAATCCAAGACAGAGCCATAGTATTCATTTGTCCTATGCAATCCATCCACAGGATAAGGTGTCGCTTTTTTGACACATTCCCTAACAGCGTCTGCGCCATGTGTTAGTAGTATCTCATTTGCGTCTTTGCAGTCATTAGGATACTCAACATACCAACACTGGTCTTTTCCAAACCTGTGCAGCAACTCACTATGCAGTGATTTACCTGCTTGGTCATTGTCCGTAAACAAGACAACCTTCTTAGCTTTTAAGGGGCAATTCTCTAATGCAGTAAACCTTGCGTCTTTCTGATTGAACTTAGCTTCTTTAGGTGCGCCATCAGGCAGCGTAACGACATTATCGTAACCACATTCAATCAAGGTAAGCACATCCATTTCACCCTCAACAAAAATTACTGTGTCAGAGTCTTTTGCTAAATCGTAGTTATACAATGAGCGTTCTGCATTAGGACTTTGCTTAAACTTCTTATCCTTTGTCCTGTACTTAATATTTACTACTTCTTTTTCCCCATTAAGATAAGGGAACGCCATCCAATACTTCTCTGCTACATAGATACCTTTTTTGTTTACTGTTTCTTTTGATATGCCACGTTCTGCAAAGTAGGTGTATAAAGTAGAAGGGGTATTGATATCTGTAGGTGTTGATGGTCTGACGTATTGCTTCTTAGGTATCGCCACAAAATTACTGCTCCGTTTGGTAGAGCCACTAAAACCACAATGATGACAGTTCCAAACTGCAGCACCATTCTCAATGGTAACGCTTAGTGGATTATCTCTTGAATTGTGTGGTGGTTGACAGCTAGGACATTTAACTTTTTGGTTTCCATCATTTTCATGGGGTAGCTTTATATTTTCATCTCGTAATACTTCATACATATTTTTCAACATATTTACTCCTTTTCATTTTATTAACCTGCAAGGTGGTTCTTAGAATTCCTCTTGATTACTTGCACATCAAGAAACCTTTTACCATTAAGCCACGTTTGCGCGTGAGGTATAAATCTTTCCTCAGTAGCCTTATGTGACTCTGCAAAATCTTTCGTGATTCGTAGTAGCTTGTCTACCTCAATATCTTTGGTAGCTTTCTTAAATGACTTCGCAGCCATATGTTTACCAACCTTACGCGGATACATTTTCCAAAAGAACTCAAACTCTTTCGTATATATATCTTTAGTATTCTCTTTAGTATTGGCGGAAGTGGGTGTCCTGAGGGTGTGGACATCAGCGTCCATAGTCAGATAATACCTGTTACTTGTTCCTGTTCTGTGTTCTGCTCTTATAAGATTGTTTGTTATCAGCCATTTAAGGCATCTTCTTATTTGTCTGTCTGAAACACCTACTATACTTGCAAGATGTTTCTCAGATGGATAGCAACTCCCTTGTTCGTCTGCGTAATTGGACAATATGAAAAGGACTAGCTTCGTTGTAGGCGTATCTGTTTCTTGTTTGATACACCACCCTAATCCTTGTATGCTCATTTGACCACCTTGTTATTTACGTTTGTAATTCTGGAAGAATAAACCACGATTAAAAAAATGTAAAGTTATTATTGCAACTCCTGATAGTTGTGTATATAATCTTTTCAGATACTATGATTTTAACATGAAACAGGAAATATATTATGAGTAATAATCCCTTTGAAGCGCATGGAGTAGAATATATAAGTCCTAGCGCACTTAACACATTTGCTGCATCACCTGCAAAATGGCTTACTAAAGTAGCAGGCTATAAAGACCAAATGTATAAACCACCCTTCACATATGGCAATGCAATAGAGCAAGGCATTACGCACGCACTAACGCATGATGCGCCTATAGCAGAATGTATAGATATCGCCATGTATGAATTTGATAAGACATGGGAAGCCTGCAAGAAATCAGGTTACAACTATGACTATGATGCTTGTTCTAAGAAACAACTTAGATGCGCTGATGTACTTACGCAGATGATTCCAGAGTACAAGAAGTTTGGTACACCTATTGCTACGCAAAAATGGGTAGAGTGGCAGTGGGATGATTTCCCTATTCCTATTCGTGGAATACTAGATTTTGAATATGAAGATTGTGTCAGAGACCTAAAGACTACAAGCATACGTCCTAAAGGTAATGCCAATTATGACAGACAATTAACTTTCTACGCTCTTGCTACTGATAAAGCACCTGTCGTGGATTATGTTTATACGCTCACTAAAAGTTGTGAGTTAATCAGTTTTGATATTGAGGACGTTAATAAACACGTTGACGATATTAAAAGAATCGCCATGAAGATGCAGCGTATGCTGAGTATTTCTGACGATATACAACAGGTCTGCTATCAAAGTTGTCTTGAGCCTGACCTATCTAATAACAACTGGTATGACCAGTGGGGCATCAATGAGACAAAAGGTGCTAAGAAATTATTTTTTTAATAAAATGAGGAAACTAAAATGAATGATACTTTAATGAACGCAATAAATGAGGTGGCTAACCTTCCTGAGAAGGACAAGGTAAACATCAAAGGTAAATTTTACACAACTGTAGCAACGCGTGTAGACATCTTTAGAAAGCACTTTGGTAGTAATGCCAAGCTATCTACTGAACTTGTTATGCACGATTTAGACAGGGTAGTAGTTAAGGCTACTGTAGCTGTGAAAGTAGATGGTGAGTTTGTAGATATTGGTACAGGCTACGCAGAAGAATTCAGAGGTGCAGGGATGATAAACAAGACATCTGCCCTTGAGAACTGCGATACGTCAGCTTTAGGTCGCGCACTTTCTGCTTGTGGTATGGGTGGCAGTGAATACGCTTCATCCTTTGAGGTAGATAATGCCATCAACAATAAGTCAGAAGCTAATAGTGGTAAGTATAAGGTCATGGCTGCAGATGGTGTAGCGGTCTTAAAAGAGACTAACGAACCTACTGCATACCTTGAATACTGCAAAGAGTACATGGGTACTCCTACAGATGATAAGTGCAAAGACTTATATGCCGTTAATAAATGGATGGTCAAATCCGCACTCAAAAACTCTAAAGGTGAAACAAAAACTGCATTGCAGAAGATGGTAAATCTTTATGAAGGTGAGAAGGTAGAGGAGGTAAGTCAAGATGCGTAAGAAACTTACACTAACAGACGCTCTATATCTTTGTATGCGTGATAATAAATATTGGACATTCTGGGATTTACAGAGAGTGATTCAAGACAAAACAGGTTCTTTTTATGGAGAGCCTACAATCTCTGCAGGCATACGAAACCTTCGTAAAGATAAATACAGGGCAAAATATGGTTTACCATTGATGGGTGAGACCATCACTAGCAGACGCATAAGTGGTGGCAAAGGCTACGAATATAAATTAATTGCACATATTAGAGGAGAAAATTATGGACAAGCAATATGATGACGAAAAGAAAGGCTACCTATGGCATGAAAACAATTCTGTTATAGAGCGTAAAGGCAGCTTCACGATAGATGGCAAAAAATACTATGGTGCAATCATCAAAAGTCATAATGACAAAGGTGAGTACAAGTATGAGTTTATGGCTAGTCTTGGACTGTTGCATTTAAACGCAGAGAAGCGTTCTGATAAAAGTCCTGATATGGGTGGAAAGATTACCCTAAACAACAAAGTGTACAAGCTAGGATGTTGGGCTAGAGAATCTGAGAACGGAACACCATATACAAGTTTGGGGTTCACTGACGCAGAAGAATCTACATCAGAATACACTGAGCGTCCTAAAGCTAGTTTCTAATGGATGACCAAGTAGAGTCTTGGCAGCATAAGATAAGAAGTCTTGCTCCTGTCCTTGAGAACGCTGAGTTTGGTGTTTTCAAGGCAGAAGCAGATATCAAGCTGCTGCAAGCTAAATTAGAGATTGTTGCTGTATCGCTAGGGATTAAGACCATAGCAGGTCAGAAAACGCACGCAGAGAGCGATAAGAGCCTGTATGAAGCACGATTACAGTACGGCATAGCCAAAGGTAAGCTATCAGGCTTAAAGGTGCAATTAAAGAGCCTAGAGATAGGCTTTGAAGAATGGCGCACTAAGATGGTTAATCACAGAGAAGAACGCAAAAGGTATTCAGCATGAATAACGATTCTGTAAACCGCCCAAAACATTATACAAACGGCACAATAGATGTCCTTGATTTTATACTTGACCAGAACTTGCCTTATTTAGAAGGCAACATTATTAAATATATCTGCAGACATAAAATGAAGAACGGACTAGAAGATGTCCAAAAAGCAGAGTTTTTTGTAAAGAAACTTATTGAGAAATATGAGAATGAGTAAAGGCAGTTCCCAAAGACCTACTGACGCAGATAAATTTAACGCAAACTTTGTCCGTATCTTTGGTGATAGAAAGAAACCAAAAGCAAAGGATAAACCAAATGATGAAACCCCAAAGCGCAAAAGCCAAAGGTAGAATACTGCAGAAGTGGTTTGCAGAGTTATTAGTACGCAAACTAAACCTAGACCCTTTAGATGTAGAAAGCAGACCTATGGGCAGTCAGGGTGAGGATGTAATTTTGGGTGCTGAGTCACGCAGAAAGTTTCCTCTCTCTGTAGAGTGTAAGAATCAAGAAGCCGTTAATGTCTGGAAGTCTTATGAGCAATGCGAAAACAACACCCCCAATAATTTCACACCTTGCCTAGTCATTAAGCGTAATCGTTCTAAGCCATTAGTGGTTGTAGACGCAGAATACTTTGTGAGTTTATTCAGTGAAAGGTAGAAACCCCACCGCAAAAGAAAAGAAGCACATGGATAGAGTTTCGCAGTTAGGCTGCATAGTTTGCCTAAAGCAAGGTCTAGGTTATAACCCCTGTGAGATACATCACATCAATGGCAAGACAAAGCAACACGCACATTTTGAGGTAATTGGACTTTGCTACGAGCATCATAGAAAAGGTGGTGATGTAGAACCTATAAGCAGGCATCCCTACAAGAAGCGGTTTATAGCTGCATACGGAACAGAAGAACAATTACTACGAGAAGTCCTTAACGAACTCCAATACATAAAAGATGACGAACCAATTAATTTTGATAATATTCCATTCTAGGGGTTGCAATAACAATCATTGTACCCCATAATAGGTCTTGTAACGATAACTTATAAATTGAAACGGAGAATAAAATGACAACATTAACTGAAACAAGATTCCAAAAAGACGAATTCACATGGGATGGTATGTACCTTATGTATAGAGGTAGACACACTAATTCTGTGAACATGGAAATTGCTAGACCTAACTGCCATCCTTCATGGATTGGTAAGCCACAACCTGAGTTCATTGCTAGATTCAAATATGGTTACAAGCCATACAAAGCATGGATTAACTTCATTGTTAAAAATTTCACTGTAGAAGAATACCTACAATTAGAAAAAGACACTTCGCCTAGACAGGCAATGGAGTCTAAAGGCTACAGGGGTAAATAATTATGAAATTAGTAATAGACACACAACATAAAGAAAACTACGCAGCGCATAACGAAAGTTATGTGCATGGTGTAGATGCGCCATACTGGAAGTTTAAGGGTGGTAGCACTTACATATTCCCTAATTGTGACCCTAACAAAGCAGAGGAAATTGCTGAGTTTGTGAAGGCTTTTATCACCTCCAACAATGAAGCATTTATTGAGTATGTTTTAGGTTGGACTGCACATGAAGATAACTATATAACTGAGTCTCAAAAACTGCATCAAGAATATGGCGCAGGTAATACTAACTACTTAGACCCTGAGTTATGGATAAAAGATGGTAGAGTATTTCAAGAGCGTGGTCACGTTATAAGCGAATTCCACGAAAGTCATGCTAATGAGCAGCACTTATGGCATGACGAATTATTTGAGGATGGAACATCAGTATGTATAGGTTACTTTATAAATGGTGTAGAAGTACCTTTGAAGGGTGCAGCATGATTACTGCAAATAAAAAGGATACACAATTAGACATTATTGTTGATTGGTTTATACAAGAAGATTTCCCTAATGAAGAAGAACTATATACCGCGTGTACTGCGCGGTTTGGTTCTAACATTGTAGCGTCATATTGGGATGCTATTGTATCTGAATACAAACTAACCTTATCTAAGCCACATTATGAGGAATTATATGGTGAGGAATAATGTGATTGTCATAATAACTAACTTAGTCTATACTGTTGCTAATATAAGCATACTAACAACATAAGGGAACAGTAATGGTTATGACAGGTCAAAAACTTAAAGAACTCAGAGCGTTACATGGGGTTTCTCAGACAGACGTTGCAGAGTTTCTTGGTTATACAGTTAAAGGCAAACCTAACAGAAGCATGATAGCTAGATTTGAGTGCGACTTTGCACCTATAAATCCTAGAGTGTCTATGCTGCTTGATACTTACTTTAGTAAAGTAGTTAATAAATGACTGATACTAGAATTTGGGTAATAAGAGTTGATGCACATACCAAAGAGATAACTGGTGAACTGCAAGAACCTTCGCTTAAAAACTTATACAAAGTATTAAAAACCGAAATGATACAGGCAGTACGTCTGTACTCTTATCCTAACGTCTATATGTTGATGGATGAAAACGCTAGAGTTTGGTGTGATGAAGAACGCTTGTTCTTTAGTTTAGACGAATGGGTTTTAGTCAACAGAGTTGTTTTAGTAGGCATAGATAGTCATGGTGATTGGTGTAGTGTAGACCTAAAGACATCTGACATTAAACCTAGAGTGAATTTTTTGCCTATTGATTACATAGATGAACCAATAACTATGCAGATAGTGGAGTTATAAATGGCAGCTAAATGGACAGAGTTTGTTGTGTTAGTTGGGCTATTTTTATTTTTTAGTGTGGTAATTATATTTGTAGTAATACCTTATGTAATTGTACTAAAGACCATACGATTTTTTAGAAACACCTTTAATTGGGTGATGGGGGTAGAAAATGGACGTTTTTGAATATGACAAAGAGAGTTCTTACGATAGCAACTTTACTAGGTGGCACTCTATGAATTCATCTGAACGCAGACAGTTTAATGAGGAAGTCTTGACAGTAGACCACGCTAAACAGAAGTTTGCTGAATTATATAAGGGTGAGGAATTGCGCTCTTATGGTGCTACGATTGTTTCAAAGGTTTTTTCTTAGGTTCAGAAGCATACTTAATATTTAATCCTGCTAACGTACATAACCTATTTTTTTCGTCTAAACCTTTTGGGGTCACACTGACTTCATCATCAATCTTCTGAGCAAAACCCTCTGTAATAATCTGACCAACAGCCAAACTTGGTGTATCTTCCTTAAACATAACTGAAAGAATCGCGCCTAATCGTTGATTTTGCTTTTTACTTAGTGCCATTTACTCTATATATGCGACCACTCGTCACCATTAAACATAGCTGCTTCTGCATCTCGTCTGCGTATTAATCCTTCAAGCACGCGTCCACCTGCTTTATTCCACCGCTTCATTTGGCTTGGTACTTCGTCATATTCTCCGTTGTTTAGTTTTTTTAATAATGTTGAATCCCTCAAATTGCCTGCCCCAAGGTTATAGACCCAACAAACCATAGCGTCAAATTGGTTTTGATTTAACTCTACCTTTACGCTGTCTGTTATGTAGCCTTCATACTCTGGCATTTCTTCTTTAAGCCATTCATTAGCTTGTTCTTGTGTACAGGTATCGCCTAGATATACGTTCTTAGTCCTGCCCCAAGCTATCGTAGGCACGTTTGCACTACACAAATATGCTTCTAGCCTGCAGCCTTCAAATTTCTTTAATAGTGATAAGCCTTCTTCTGAGATATTCATATCATTCTCCCCATGTTCCATCTTCAAGAATCTTTCCTGTCTTTGTTCCGCCCCAATATTCAACTGCGTGTTTTTCTTTAATAAGAATCTGGCAAATATCTTTGCTATCTTCTGTATAAGGGATTGCAAGTATTCTGCCATATTTACCTTTGCCCAAAGACTTGATTTTGAATGAGCCTACGCATAGTTCTGATAGTCTTGCTGATGCTTTTTTACCTAGTGCTTTTTCTGCTAGGTTTCTTGTTCTACTTTCTGGGGTGTCTATACCTGCAAGTCTAATTCTTTGTTTGTGCAGTTTTACACTAAATCCTAAGTCTAAGGTTACATCAATAGTATCTCCATCTACTACGCGCTCTAATTGGGCGTTATAAACAAATGGGGTTACTTCCGACATTCTTGACTCCTTTGAGAAATAGGTGCTTCTGCACCTTGTTAGTGTTTACTGTTTGGCTTTACCAATATTAATTGCTAGTATTTCTATTACTTTATAGAACTTTGCAATCATGGCATCATCCTTTGGTGTTGGGGTTAGAGAACAGATAATGCTTGCAGCGCAAACAACTCCTGTCACTATTCCTAACCATTCTCCTATCATTCCTAACATAGTTTACTCCTTAGTTAAATTGTCAATATAGCCCAAAAAACTATTTTTGACCAGATTCTTGCTCTTTTTCTTCTTTATCATAATCACGATAAAACTTAACAACTTGCAAGACATTATTTGTATAACGCTTAATTTCTGCCATATTCATAGATAGATTTTCGTATTGTTGGGTTGTTAAAGCGTAGTATGGTTTTGCAGGTGCTTTGCCTTCTTTTACTAATTTTAAGTATTCTGCCATTAAATCTGGTGTTAATACTTCAAACTCTACATCAACTAATTGCATCTCTATTGGTAAAGGGGGGTGATACATAGGGGGGCGTTCTTGTATTGTGA